CCCCAGGTGACGTTTTCGGATATAGAACGTGCCTCCTCTTGCGCGATTGATGACATAATGGTGATTAACAGTTCACCCTTACTATCTAGCGTAAATATACCTTCTTTTTCGAAAAACACCTCTATGCCTTTTTCTTTGAGCTGGCGCACGGTAGTCAATGTGTCAACCGTGTTCTTTTGTTAACGACCCTTTTGTAAGGCAAAAAAATAACCGGCACAGCAGCGTTTGTTCGCTCCGTGCCGGTTACAGTTCAGGGCATTCCTCCGGGAAGACACCGATGAAATTGTAGATAATTCGTATATCCTGCTTCTTTTGCCCGTCAACCTTTTCCGCCTGCCCGACGACTATTTTTTCAATAAACTCCCGTACCAATTCAAAGGTCAGTTCCTCAATTTCCGTATGCGCTTTTACCATCTGTATAAAGCGGTCGGTATTCTGTTTGTCGTTGTCAGCCTCGGTGATTGCAGTTCTCAGTGTCTCAACCTGTATTCGCAGTTCCGCCTGTTCAGCCTCATAATCCGCAAGCATACTCCCGAACCGGGCGTCGCTTAATTTTCCGCTGATATTGTCTTCGTAAATCCGTCGTATAATCACGTCGAGGGCGCTTATGCGGTTCTCCGCCTTGGCGCTGTCCGCTTTGTTCTTTTTCAGGTCACGCTCCGCCTCGGTGCGGGAGGCCCGTCGTATACGCTCGGCAAAGGCCTTCTCGTTTCCGGTGACGCAGTCGAACACCCGTTTCATGTCCCGCAGCACCAGCTGCTCGAGAATATCCCGGCGGACGGAATGCGTCGTGCAGGAGTTTAAGCGGGATTCCCCCCGGTATTTTGAGCAGATATAGTACTCGCGCGGGCTGTCGATACGGCGCTTCATGTGGAGCTTGCTGTCACAGTCGCCGCAATACAGTATCCCGCTGAGAACGCCCGTGCTGCCCATATTTGTTTTTTTACGCCGTCCCGACCGTATTTTCTGAACGAGATCGAAGGTCTCTTTATCAATGATTGGTTCATGGCGGTTTTCGAATATGCACCATTCCTCTTCCGGACGTTTGATCTTCCGCCCGTCCTTATACGACTTCGTTGACCATTGATTCGTGATAAGCGTTCCGATGTATGCGACATTTTTCAGTATATCAGATATTGTCACCTCGCTCCAAAGCAGCGCAGCGCCGTCCTGCGGGCATTCGGGGTGGGTCAATTTGTAATAGGCCGTAGGCGTCATAACGCCCCGGTCATTCAAAACATTACAGATATGTGTCGTACCCATTCCCCCGGCGCAGAGCTTAAAAATCTCGCGTACAATGGGAGCCGTTTCTTCATCAATGATGATTTCTTCTTTATTCGTTTCCGACTGCTTGTAGCCGTATGACGGACGGCTCGGTGCCCGGTATTTCCCAGCCTGGCCTTTTGCCCGAAGGACAGCGCGGCATTTCTTACTGGTATCTTTTGCCATCCATTCGTTGATGATGTTGCGGAATGGGGTGAAATCGTTGTCCGTGGCGACCGAGTTGTCAACGTTGTCATTGATGGCGATAAAGCGGACGCCCATGTCGTCGAAATAGACCTCGGTGTAATAACCGACCTTGAGATAATCCCGCCCGAAGCGGCTCATGTCTTTTACGATGACCGTGGATACCTGCCCCGCCTCGACCTGTGCGAGCATGGACTGGAATCCGGGCCGGTTGAAAGTGGTGCCCGAGATACCGTCGTCCACAAAAAACTGCGGTCGTAAAAAGCTGTGCTCCCTTGCGTATTTACTGAGGATTTCTTTCTGGTGGACGATGGAGTTGGAATCCCCCTGCAGCTCGTCGTCGCGGCTGAGACGGCAATACAGGGCTGTGATTTTGCCGTCGTCGGTTTGTCTGATTTTTTGCATAGTAGCTACCCCCTTAATATAAGTTCAGGAGTATAGTTGCGTACTGTTTCACACATGGCAAGCGGTATACCGTGTTGCCCCTGATAACTTTTTGTGTCTGAAACATGGCGGCAAATCAGGCGTTCCAGCTTCTTTTCCACCGTTTCCGTGGCAGTTGGGGAGCACACGGATGTGACGCAATAGAGCGTCCCGTCTATTTTAATTTCGGTTTTCATACCACGCCTCCAAAGCGAGGCGGCGGAGGAAAACCCCGCCGCCATGATAATAATCCACTTTGAAGCAATGTACTTTGTTCTGTTCTCTTAGAAGACGGACTACTCCGCCCGGACAGACCCAGCCTTCGGCAAAGCAAACACCGCCGCCTCAATGCAGCCGTTCACAATCTTTTTGACCTTCGGCGTCAAAGGTACATTGGCAACCTTCAGCATCTCATATACCAGTTCGGTCGCCGCCTCTTTTCGTTCGTCGCCTTTCAGTTCGTGCGCCACATAAAGTTGTTCTGCTGCTTCCACGGCTTCTTTCGCCCATTCCATAATCTTTTCGACGATCTCGAAGCCCTGCAAATCCGGGAAAACGCCTTGCAGGCCTCCGAAGACCGCCCCTGCCGAGCCCAGCGCGCCGGATACCTTCGAGATGCCGCCCGAGAGGTCGATGCCGCGCCTCACCAGCGCGGGGATGATGAATGCCAGCGCTCCGAACACCGCCAATACGATGCCAACGATTAAGATTACCACGATCCAGTTTTCCATTTTGTTTTCGCTCCTTTTTTACTCAAATTTGATATATGCGTCGGCAAAACCCGCCGCCTTCGCCCTGCTCAGCAAAGCGTCCGCGTTGGATTTTGCCGTAAACGCCCCGATCTGTACGCGGTAGAATTTTCCCGCGCTGTCCTGCGGCTGCGCTACCGGAGTCCCGCCCTGCGACGGCTGCTGCACAGCGGGCTTGTCCTTGGCGTCGTAATACTTCTTCACCAGATTCAAAAAATCGCCCCAGTGGGGGCGGATGTACTGCGGACAGCTTTTCTGCGGATAGAAGTAGTTGTGCTGGTAGACGTCCGTTTCCGGGGATAGCCCGTACTTCCGCAAAAGATAGGCCACCAACCGGGCGGTTGTGTCCTCGCTGTCCCTGCCGCTGCCGATGCACTCGATGGCGACGGTGTCCAGGTTCCCGCCGATGGTCTGGCCCTTGCGCTGGGAGGCCCGGCGGGTCTGGCCGTCCGTGGCGTGCCAGCCGCGCTCCGTTTCCTTGAGGTTCTGCCAGATGTCGATTCCGTGCACATAGAAATGCACGACTACCCCGGCCATATTCTGGTTCGGCCAGGTGGCGCGAATGTACTGCTCCGCGGGCGTGGTGCCGGAAGGTACCGTGATGTCGTTTGTGTTGTGCACGGTGATACCGCGCGGCTTGCCGTCCCCGCCCAGCGGTAAGCAGGGCTTCATGGGTTGGCCCTTTTTGCACCAGCTGGCCACGTCTTTGTTGGCTCTGGCGCTGTCCGGGATGATTTTTTCCTTGATGCTGATCTTGTACTCGCCGAGGGTCTCCGTCCGGGTTTTGTCCGGTTGTAAGATGGTTGCCATGGTTGATTCCTCCTTCATTTTTTTACACTCAGCAGCGCGCCGATTTCCACCGCCGCGTCCTGCATAATGTCGATTGCGTCCTGTAATGTCCTGTCATCCACGGGATCGCTGTAGTCCACGCCGACGAAGCCGATGACCCGCCTGTTTAAATCCGTGATTTTCACCCGGACGGATACCGATACCCCGCGCTTCGCCAGTGTCTCGTAGCCCAGCGCGGAATCCATATCGTAATTCCGGTTGTTCACGTCCAGCACGATGTAGGGATATCGATTCAGCGAATCGTAGATGATGTTGTAGAGTTGCAGAGACAAATCCTTCCGCGCCAGGGCCTCCGACTTCACGCCCTCCCCCAGGGCTTCATAGACGCAGGAGGTCTTTAAGAAAGGCAGCCCGCCCAGACTTATCGTGCCGTTGTGGTATTCGAAGACGTAGGCCCGGCAGGCCCTGGTGCGTAGCACGTTCCGGTCCAGCAGCGCCTGAATCGTCTTGCTGACCTGCATGCGCAGGGCGGCCAGTTCATCGTGTTTTTTGACGCCGATTTTTTCTTTCAGGTAGTCGATGCCGATGTTCCCGAATTTGACGGCAAAAATAAGGACGCCTGCCGAAATGACAAGCGCCAGGCCGTTTTTTGAGATCAACTCCAGCAATTTTTCCAGCGTTTCCATTCGATTTTACCTCCAATTTCTTATTGATAATATCCCTGATACCCCCGCAGCCCACTTTGTGAAAACCGATAGGCGTCGTTGTTTATGGACGGGGTCGCCGTCGTTGTCCGTATTTCTACCCTCACGGACATCTTCGTGTCATATTTCGGAACGATAAATTCATGATTCACCAAATTAGAAATGGAAGGCGTGCCGTAATTAAAGGCGGTGGACTCCAACAGCGTTTCCATGATATACTGAGCGTCGTTCCCCTGCCTCAGCGTGATGGTCACATAGCCGTTCTGACTGGTCATGGAAGACCAGCCGCCAAAGCTGTCCATTTCTATTCTGTAGGGTTTTCCTACAGCCGGATAGAAATCATGGGAAAAATATCCGACCTGATTCGTGTTGCCCGCCTGGATTACCACAGTTCCAAAACTTCCGGAATCTCTGAAAAACCATACCGGAGTCGCCGACGGGAATTGTTTCTCGGCGTAGAAGTACAGGTTGGCGACGTTGAACCGTTCCTCCCAGAGCGTTTCCGGCAGCGCATTGCCCGCCCGCGCGCTTTGGAGCACCCGGATATGAAAGAGCGCGGAAGACAGCACATACTCCGTTTTCAGTCCCAGCAGGATGATTTCGCAGGCCATCAGTCCCGCGCGGGCTAACGCGCCTTGTTCCAGTGTGACGATGATGAGGTTATCCAGCACCATCGCCTTGCGCAAAATGGCACTGCCGCCGGTCTTCGCGGCAAAGAGCGCCATGCAGTCCTCCGGGATCACAAAGCGCTGCCCGTTGTCGTAGAGCTCGATTTCCAAGATACGGGTCCGGTCGTCGTATTGCTTTGCGGCGACGATTTCCCGCTTGGTGTAGGCATAGAAATCCAGCTTGATTCTTTGTATCGTTTGATTCATGTCTCTTCCCTCCTCAATACACGATGCGCCGAAAGAGCTTCACGTCATAGAGGCCGGCCCAGTTCTGATAGCCGCCGCCCAGTTCCCCGAACTTGATCCTGCAAACCAGGAACAAGCCGGTACCGGCCTCCGGCGCGGAAAACTCATGGCTGTAGTCGTATTCATGGAAATCGACGATCCCTTGCGCCGTCTGCGTCCTGTCGGAAAACCGCCAGTCTGACAGTAAAAACTTCTCCGGCGTCTTGTAGTCCTCATAGGACAGATATACGTCGATTTGGGAATAGTACAAGGTCGTGCTGCCGCCGTAGTTGTAACCCTGGGCCCAGCCGTAGATGTGTCCGATATCCAGCTGATACAGTTCGTTTGACGCCAGCGTCACCGGCACATAAAACCAGCCATATTTGTTCGAGCTGACAGCGCCCGAATACCAGGCTCCGATGGCGTTGTCTGTATTGAAACTCCACTGTATCCCATAGATGCTGCCGCTTAAGGGCAGCAGGGGCGTATCTTTCTTGGGCCATTTTGTGAGATTGGCCCACTCTCCCGCCGTCTCGATCACCGTTTCCGGGTTTTTCTCCCGGACGCTTGGAATGACGTGGATGTGAAAGGACGCGGAGGAGAGCACCTGCATGGTGCTTCGCTCCAGCAGCATAATTTCACAGGCCGTGGCACCGGGGCGGGACAGCATACTTTTTTCCAGCGTGATAAAAATCACGTTGTCCTCCACCAGCACTTCCCGCATGATGCTGCGGTTGTTTTGCGCCGTCGCCACGAAAATCACCAGGCACCCCGTTGGGATTTCATAACGTTTCCCCTTGTCGTAGAGCTCAATTTCCAGCATGCGGCTCATATCGTCATGCCGCTTCGCCGTAACGCACTCCCGCTGGGTGACGGCGTAAAAATCCAGTTTTAGTCTTTTGGTTGTCTGGGTCATAGGTATAATTACCCCTTTCCAATGCCGTGTTTGCACGGCTATGTGAGACGGAAGTTTTGGCCTTTTATGGCTCAGGGTCAGGTTCCAAATCAGGGTCTGGATCGGGTTCAGGGTCGGGGTCCTCATCCGGGAATAAGTCCGGGAACAGTTCCTTCAGGCGCTCTTCCAGCATTTCTTTGGTGATGTAGTCTTGCAGCGAAGTTTCCAGTGCCGACTTGGTAACATACGGTGCCAGGGTGGTCACCAGTTCCGCCACCGTCACATAGAACTGTAAATCGTTATACAGGATCGCCTGCACTTCCGTCCGAAAGGACGCAAACAAGTTGGCTAAGTCATAAGGGGTGATGAACCCTTCCATTGCGCCGAGCATCTCATCCAGAGAGACATAATGCCCCAGATTTTCTTTTGTCACAAAATTCCGCAGAATGCCGTCCAACTCGCCCCGCCGGTAGGTCTGGTCTACCTCGCTCGCGATGCGCGACAGCTGCGACCGCACACTTTCCTGCTCGTCCAAGTAGGTATTGATGAAATTGCCCAGTTCGATTTCCATGGGCCGCTGGGTCAGACAGTCCCACAGTATGCGGATGCAGCGGGCGGAAACCTCGATTTCAATGTCCCGGTGGGAGCAGCGCACGGTGTCCCCAATGTTGACGGTTTCCAGTACCTCGTAACCCCGGTATTCCGTGGTTCCGGCCAACAGCACCATGTTGACTTTGTAGTTCACCACCGGCTGATCGCCGCCGTTTGCCATGAATTCCCGGGCCGCCTGAACCAAGGCCTCCCGCACCTCCTCCAGGGTATCGAACCATTGGTAGCCGCCCACCTCCGCCGGGTCGACGTCGCCGTCCCAAAACCGGATCTGTTCGAAGCGAACCACTTTTTCTTTGATAAACGGATATTTTTCGATGTTCGGCGAATCCACCCAAGGCTCCGGCGGTTCCAGGGTGATGCCGTCAAAGCCCACCGGAATGCAGCGGGTCACCACGTCTTCGGTGTTGACGTTTTCCTCAATGCCGTCCAGATTGTGGCCGAACTCCACGCGCAGGCCGTTGTCCTGCCCGACGCGGCTCAGGATGTACAAATCAAAATTACTCGGAAATATTTCGCCGCCCCAGCGGTTGAGAAAGCTGTTCTCATAGTTTCCGGCGATAGCCTCTATCACATTGCGGCGCACGTAATAGGCGGTATTGATCACCGGGATGTTGCTGTGGGCTGTAAAATCCGTCCCCTCCAGAATATCTTCCAGCGCGTCCTGCCCGTTTTTGTTGGTCGGGCGCTTATCCAGAATCACCTTGCGCTCCAGGTCATAGTAGATATGCCGGGCGTATGCCGTGACCGTCCCCGCGATAGAATTCTTTTTGACCTCATAAATCCGAAAGAGCTGTTTTTGGGAATAGGGCGTGGGGCAGGCAATCAGGTTGTCGTTTTTCAGATACTTCCAGCGCCCATCCGGGTCGAAACCGTGCTCCAGCATGATTTCCACCATGCCGTTCAGTTCCATGCTGAACACGCAGCTGTCCGGCAGCAGGGCCATGTCTCCGTTGCGGCTGTAGTCCGTATTGCTCCAGCTGTAGACTTCGATCACCGCAGTTCCCCCTTTTCAATATAAAGTAGAAGATTTAAGCGCTCCGGCGTAGCCGAAATGCGTTAAAGCGTCCTCCAGTTCGGAATAATGGAAGCTGTAAAGCCGGAGGAAACGGAAAACGTATTGTCTCCCGGCCGCAAAAACAAGTGGGCATAGTCCCCGGCCATATAGCGGTTGCGGATTTCCTGTTTTCCGGAATAACACAGCTGCCGCTGGGTGTCAATAGTGATTTCCCCCTGCACCTCCACGGTGATGCCGTTTCCGTTGACGCGCAGTTCCGCGATCCCGTCTCCGGCCAGCTTGTATATTGGCTTGGACAGTTCATAGGCGTTGTACAGCGTGGTTGGCAGCGTTCGTTCTTTTGTCCCCTCCACCAGATAGCTGTAGGGGTCGCAAGTGAAACGCAGGCTAAACCGGCCCAGCTGTTTCAGCACGCGCTCCGCGTTGCCGATCTCCGCCTTTTTTACGGCATAGAAACACTCGAAGTCGTCGTGCAACTGCAACTCGCCGCTGCCGAGCCCATACATCCAGCGCTTGACCTCCCGCAGCTTCTGGGCGAAAAACTCCGGTGTAGACAGGAAGTTGCATTCTATTGTGAATACGACATCCTCAAAAGTGCCTTTGTCCCGGTACAGCTTGCCGTCCCGGCCCTCCACTTGGATTTCCTGTATTTGAGGCCGTGGGACAGGCATATCCGGCCTGCGCAGGATGTGAATGCCCAGTTCTGTGCTGGATGTTCCGTTGTAACGAAAGTAGTAGTCAGATATGCCGATCACGCCCTTTCCCGTTTGATGAATATTACTCGATAAATCAAAGACGCAAGAGACAGCGCCGTCTGACACAACGAAAAAAGGTCTCCGGAGAAAATTGCTTTCCTTAGCCAGAAGCCCATTTTCGTGGCGCAGCCGTATTATTCCCCACGCGATCTTCTCTTGCCGTTTTGATCCCGCGTGATCTCCCGAACGACCTCCGTCTTGGTTTCGCTGGCGATCTGCCTGCCGTTCAGCAGATTGGTGACGTGGACGGTGATATTTCCGCCCCAGTCGCCGCGCTCCTGTACAGGATTGAAATAATCGCCATAGGCCCCGCCATTGTATCCACCATAAGGCCTGTTGTTGCCTGCACTGGTGGCCGCCAGCAAATCCAGCGACAGCCGCCGCATACCGCCGGTAAAACCCGCGTTTATCCCGGCAGCAAGCAATTCTCCGTAGGTTTTGCCCTGGTTCAGGATGCTGTCGTTCTGCGATTCCAGCACCTGCCGTATGCGATCCATCACGGAAAATACCGCCCTGTCCAGCAGCGCGATGCTGGAAATGAGGCCTTCGTTGATGGCGGCGATGGCCATTTTTGCGGTGGCTTCTCCCGCCTCCTTCATGGCCAGCAGCATATCGTCGGAAGTGTCGTCCATCTCGCTGTTGAAACCCTGGCCCAGGCCCTCGGCCATGTATTCGCCGATTTCGGCGAAGACCTTGGACGGACTCTTGATGCCCAGCACGCCTTTGACGCCGTCCACGATGCCCGTGAAGAAATCACCGATCTGCTTTTTGAACCAGTCCTTCATATTCTTGATGCCGCTCCAAACGCCCTTGACGATTTCCTCGCCAATTTTCAGGAATTTTGCGGGTATGTCCTTGACAGCGCTGACGGCATCGTTGAAGAAGCCGGATACCTTTCCGGGCAGTTCCTTGAAATATTTCACGCTGCCGTCGATAAAATTCTTTCCGGCCTCCGCCGCCTTGGCCGCCATGTCTTTCGTCCAGTCCCCAACCCGGCTGAGTACGGCAAGTAGACAGTCCCAGATTCTTCCGGGCAGTTCTTTGAACCAGTCAAGGATACTTGTGATAATCCTCGGCAGTTCCTGGGTTACCCAAGTCCAGAGCTCGATCCCGAAATTGATAATATGCCCGATGGCCTGGCCGATCAAAAAGCCCAGATTGTAGGGCAGCTCTTTGAACCAGTCGACGATGTTCTGGATGATTTTTGATAATTCCGCGCTGATCCAATTCCAGAGATTGATTCCGAAACCGGCGACAGAATCAATCGCGTCGCCAAGAAGACGGCTCAGACTGCTGGGCAGTTCCTTGAACCAACCCACGGCTTTCGCGATAAACTCCGGGATGGACTGGGTAAAAAACGAGACGACGGTCTCCCAGATATCTCTGAAAAAAGCGCCGGATTCCGTGAAAATACCGCCGAAGACCTCTTTGCACTTTTCGGCAATTACACGCCCTCCCGCCAGCAATGCCGCAATGATCCCCTCAAAAATCGGCGGAATGGCCCTTACGATTTCCCGGATAATGGTGGGCAGTTCCTTTACGATGGCGATCAACAACTGAATGCCGACCTCGATGATTAAGGGAATCGCTCCGATGATAAAATCCACAATGCCATTGATAATGGCGGGCAGTTCCTGAATGAGCTCCGGCAGGGCAAGTAACAGACCGTCGGCCAATCCGAGGATCAACTGCAGCGCGGCCTGGAGAATCAGCGGTAGGTTATCGACTAATGTTTTGCAGATCAAAATGACCGCCTCGATGATGGCGGGTATCAGCTTGGGCAGCGCGTCCGCGATGCCCAGTATCAGCGCAACGATAATTTGCACAGCGGCGCTGATGAGCAGCGGTAAGTTGTCAATCAAAGCGCCCGCAATCATCATAACAGCGTCCACCGCCACGGGCAGCAGTTCCGGCAGCAGGGTGAAAAGCAGCTGCAAAAGCTGTGCAAATAAATCCGCCACGGTCGCGGTAAGCAGAGGCAAAAGGTCTCTGAAGGCCGGAACAAGGGCGGCCAGCACCTCGGGCAAAACTGCCATCGCCGTTGTGAGCAGCGGCGATACGGTTTCGATCAGCCCGACCACCGCCGTTTGCAAAAAGCCGCCGAGCTCCTTTGCTTTATGCTGTATGGTATCGGTTGCCCCGGCGGCGATATCGTCAATGATGGAGGAAGCAATCCCGATGGCGGGCGTCAGGGCCTGCGTAAAGGGTGTGAGGAACCCGGCCCCCACTCTTGCGAAAGCAGTCTTAAAGTTGTCGACACTGCCCTGAAAGGTCTCACCGATGGCGAGGGCCGCGCCGCCCATGCCTTTTTCGATGGCGTTCTGAAATTCCGGCATACCGATTTTGCCTTGGGACACCAGTTCGCGCACTTTTTCAACCGACACGCCCATGGTATCAGACAGCAGCTGCAAAATGGGAATACCAGACTTCATCATCTGGTTCATCTCGTTGGCCGACATTTTGCCGCTGGCCGCGATCTTGTTAAAGATCATGCCCATCTCGTCCATACTGCGGCCTGAAATGGCCGCAGTATCGGCGACCAACTTGAGCGCGCGCTCCAGGCCGTCGCCCGCCTTTACCCCTGCGGCGACAAGCCCTGCCGCAACGGCGGTGGCGTCGCCCAGGCTGTAGGCCGTGCCCTTCACCGAGGCCAGGGTGTTCTTCATGATCGCGTCAATGGAATCCACGTCATGGCCCAGGCCCTTTAGTTTGAACTGCGCCTGTTCGATGTTCATGGCGCGGTCGAAGCCGCCCTGCAGCACAAGGCCGCCGATGGCGGAGCCTATCTTTTTGATGCTGTCCATGAGA